ATGGCTTTAACAAGAGCCACGCCGTGTCATATTCTATTCTTTCATACCAGTGCGCCTGGTTGTTGAACTATTACACTTCAGAGTGGGTGGCATCGTTCTTGGACAAGGAGCCTGAGACGAGGAAAGAGGCAGCGATTAATCTCGCTCAGAGCCATGGTTTTGAGATCATCCCCGTTGATATTAATACCTCCGGAGTATCTTGGAGCATCGCTGCAGATAATAAAAGGCGACTGTTTCAGCCCTTGTCTTCGATCAAAGGTCTGGGAGAGAAAGCCATTGAACAAATCATTGACAATCGACCATTCAATACAGTTGAAGAACTAATCTTTAACGAGAACATAACATATGCTAAACTAAATAAGAAGTCGCTAGACGTCTTATGCCGAGCTAATGCTATGAACTCTGTCATCGACGACAGGTTCTCCGGTGCTAAGCATTTCTGGATGGCTATCATCCAAGATAAACCGAAGAATGAAAAGAAGATGAACGAAAACATTGAATTATACGAACCAGAGGGTGAGTTCACCAAAGAGGAGAAGATCGAGTATCTTTCAGACTTGACTGGTATCTTTCCCTTCCACTTGGTTATGAGCGATGAAATACGCGGTAAACTCAATGAGTATCAGGTACCATCGCTCACTAACTGGGATAATGACCTAGGCATCGCCTGGTTTATTCCAAGGGAGATTGTCAAGAAGAAAACCAAGAACAAGAAAGACTATTGGATCTTGAAGGTTATTGACGACTCTTCGACAATGCACTCAATTCGATGTTGGGGAATTAAAGAGACGGACAGAGTTTTCCTGAACCATCCATACATGTCTAGGTTGGATCACAATTCAACTTGGGGGTTCTCCACTCGCTCAGTTAAGTATAATTTTAAATTATTAGGTTAATCATTAAGGAGTTGTTATTATATTATGGGTAGCTTTAGTAGAACAATAAAAAGAAATAAAGCCAAGAAGGCTAAGAAAGCCATGGCAGAAAAGGTTGCCTTGTTTGGCAAGCTCGGTACCGAGTGCATGACATGCCTCGCGCCATTTGACAAAAAGAATAAAGAACAGGTACTATCATGGTCTGTTGTCGTGAGAAATAAAGAGGACAAAGTTAATCTTTATTGTCCAGATTGTTGGAACAAAGCGACACAGGTTATCGAAGACTTCAATAAAAGACACGAGGAAATTAAATGATTATAGAATACGCTAGATTAAGAGAAGATGCAGTCCCTCCCACAAGAGGGAACCCAAGCGATGCAGGGCTGGATGTTTTTTACAATCCAGAAAACAAAGGGATTACGGTCATCGACCCTTCGTATAGTGCTCGCCTGCAAACTGGTCTGAGCTTCGGTGTACCACACGGGTACATGCTCCAGGTGATGAACAGGTCGTCTGTTGCCGCCAAAAAGAACTTGGTCGTCGGCGCCCATGTTGTAGATTCAGGTTACGAAGGCGAAGTGTTTATTGACATGCATAACGTAGGAAATCAGACTCAGGTTATTGAACCTGGAGACAAGATTGCTCAAGTAGTGTTGGTGCCTGTCATTCCATTTCGTGCTGTTGAGACGGGGAATGGAAACCTATATGATTGGTATCCCATCACTATTTCCGAACGTGGCGATGGTGCTCTAGGAAGCACAGATAAATGAAGAAAGGGTGTGCAACTTGTGACTGTGAAGACCCATGCGGACCTAAAAATAAGAGGAGAAAACATATGAAAAACTACAAGAAAGGACTTAAAAAGTTCCTAATGGAAAGAAAACTGGAGGATTACAGCAACTCTGCTGTCTTAAAGCTATACCACTTCTCTTCAGCCGATGAGGACTCACTAACTTTAGATCCTGAGCATTTCCTTTCCGGAAGAAATACGTTCTCGAAGAAAGAATATGAGAAATCTCAAGTACCAAGAACGTTCTTTTATCTTGACTTGGACCACGCAGAGAATATTGTAAAGTCCGGAAGAGTACTCTACACATCATCAGTACCATCTGCTCTTGTGTATGACCTAAACCAGGATCCAGATGATATTATAAAGAAGTCTGTACAACCTGGAGCTTTTTTTGTAAACTACAACACAGTTTTTGAAACAATTAAAGAAAACTATAAGGGTGTATTTTACAAACTTCCAAATTTCGATGTGGTCGCATGGTTCGAACCCATTGAAGTTCATAAAGAAAAGGAGGAATTATGAAAAAGGGAGATGTAGTTTTTAATGAATACCATGGAATCAGAAGATATGGTATAGTTGAAGAGAAAGAAATGGGCACCGATGGGTGGGCATACTGCAAGGTAGAGTGGATTAACGATGAAGTGTACGAAAGGGCGATTAACCACAGGAAAGAATTAACCGGAAGAGATTATTCTTTATCTCGCTACCGCGTTGACTTGCTTAAGGTCATATCTATAAAGAAAGAGGTCGCGACATTTAAGGCAATTAAATATATCTTGCAAACAAGAGGAAAAGAATGAGAAAAGGCATTACAACAATGAGTCCGTCTGATTGGAAGATGAGAGACGCTGACGATCTATTGTCGAGTGCAAAAGAGGCATTGTCTTATAATGATGTTCTTTTAATACCACAGTTTAGTGACATTAAAAGCAGGTCAGACGTTGACATATCAGCCGAGTTAGACGATGTAATGAAGTTTAATATGCCCATCATCGCGAGTCCAATGGACACTGTAACTGAGGGCGCTATGACTGCAGCTTTTGATTCTTACGGTGGACTGGCTATTGTGCACAGATACAACACTATCAATGAACAAGTGGCAGTGGTACAAAGCGTGTTCCGGAACAAGCCTGACGCAAGAGTAGGCGCAGCAATAGGGGCAACCGGCGACTACTTTGAACGCGCCATGGCACTATGCGAATCAGGTGTACAAGTACTGTGTTTAGATGTTGCCCATGGTCATCATATTCTAGTACGAGATGCCTTGAAAAAACTGAGGAACACTTTCGCTGAGTCTGTTCATATTATGGCAGGCAACGTTGCAACTAGAGAAGGCTTCGAAGCTCTCTCTGAATGGGGCGCAGATAGCGTTCGAGTGGGAATCGGCGGCGGGAGCATATGCTCAACAAGACTAGTGTCCGGACATGGCATGCCAACTCTACAAAGCGTTGCCGAATGTGCCACATCCCAGTACGATACTAAGATCATCGCTGACGGCGGTATTAAGACAAGCGGAGATATTGTTAAGGCTTTAGCTGCGGGGGCTGATTTTGTTATGATCGGCTCTTTGCTAGCAGGAACAGAGGAGACACCAGGTGAAACGTTTCATGGCAACTCAGGGAAAAGGTATAAGGTATACAGAGGAATGGCCTCCACAGAAGCTCAGTCAGACTGGAGAGGAAAGTCCTCCACCCCAGAAGGAGTCTCAACTACAGTTCCCTACAGAGGAGAGGTTGCTCCTGTATTGGATAATCTTTTGGGCGGTATTAGGAGTGGACTTAGCTATTCTGGTGTACGCACACTGAGTGAACTACACTCCAAGGCGCAGTTTATTAGACAGTCATCGGCTGGTCAGGTTGAAAGCTCAACACATATTATGAGGAAATAAGATGATAAGAATATTTATTCTGGCAGCACTCCTAGGTGCATGCCATGAACCAAAAGTTTACGAATGCCAGGGATGGACAAAGCGACCATGCGTATGTCCAAGTGGAGAGGAGGGTGAGCAAAAGTGCTCAAATGGACCGGCTTTCCTAGATCCTCCGCCTCCAAGAGAGTGGTTACCATGTAGTTGTTGTTTTGATAAGGAAAGAGATGAACATGGAGTATATTATATAGACCAGAGAGATGCGTCTGGTTGCTGGGAAGACACCTACGACCCATCGGTTTCTGAGTTTTTAAAAGACGTAGGAAGGCACGCAAAATGAAAGACCCTTTTGCACCTCCTCCGGAGGAAAGAAAGAAGTTCATGTTTTACGACACCGAAAGAAGGCAGGCTGATTTAAGAATAAGGCTTAAATATGATGGTATCAACCAGTCAACGTTTTTCCGCGCTATGATAACCGGCTATCTTGAGAAAGATGAGATGCTGCTGGCTTTCTTAGAAAAACATAAGATAAAATATGGATTGCAAGGTCAAGATAAAATAAAAAGTTCAAACCGCATCACCGAGAAAGGCAAACAAACTGCAAGACAGTTTGCACTAGACGATGATGCCATCGAAGATATATTTGATTTAATAAAAAAGGAGAATCCTGATATATGAAATGCTTAGAAAAATGCATAGAAAATAAAAAACCATGTAAACAAAGTGATTGTAGACATTGGATAAATTATAAAGAAGATATGAATTGCTTGCATGAAGCGATCGACAAGCATGGCAACATGACTTTGAGAGAAGTCGCCGATCGTCTAGGGGTTAGCTTTGTCAGAATCAAGCAGATCGAAGACAAGGCAATGAGAAAATTAAATAAATTATTACAGAATAGCACTAAATATAATATGTAAAAAAAAGAGCATTTGTGCTTTTTAATCACTATTTACTAGTGAGTTTTTTCGACTAAACCATTTAAAACAAGGAGTCCAATATGAAGAAGCGAATTTTAACAGAGTCCAACACAAAGAGATTTATGAAGTTGGCCAGCATTGGAGCACTTTCTGATAAGTTCATCAATGAAACAAAAGAAGAGACGATGGAAGAATCAGAGGAAACGGTAACGGAAACTGATGATACATCGCTTGAAGAGGGTGAAGTACAAGAGGGAGAAGATGTTAACGAGAACGTTGAAGAAAATATCGATGAGACCGTCGAAGAAAACATCGAAGAAACAACTGAGCTTACCGAAGCAGAAACTGTCAATGTTGATGTTGTAGAGTTA